ATGCAGTCTTACACTGCATCGCAACTCTTTATTTCTAACAGTACGATTAAAATAGCCCTAGCTCACAAAGTCGTACACACCCGACTTTTGCTAGATACATTTGTCTACAAAATAAAATAATGAAAGTAATAAATGTAAACACACACACTTTACACTCGGAAATCTACCTTTCCGTTTAATCTCATTCACTTATGTTGAATTAATAGAGGTCGCACCCCTCTATAAATATTGTGATTTTTACAGATGTTCACATAACATCTTGTCCGCTGGGACATATTTGGCTCTATCGCTGATTACACACTATGTACTAATCAGTTCCATTTGCTCCCTTAATTTACAAGCAACTTCTTGTATAGCCCAACTTCTTCATTGGAGATGGCTGTTACCTATCCCTTCGAACATGCACCTATCTTTACCTAATTTACTATAGTTATAAACTAGCTAATCCAAATCCTAGTCACTTTAGCTCAAATTACATAAAAAGACAAGCCCCACTGTTCTTGAGACGGTTTAATCGTAACCTTCGACTACCCAATATCTTTACTGAATGTGAGGATGATACTACTTCATTTCCCATATGCATCAACATATGGCGGCCCTGGTAAGCCGACCCTTTATAGTAGTCCCTACCTATATCATTCGAAAATATGAAGGCACTAAGCAATCATTACACGCTTATTACCTTGTAACTTTAAACCCCTGACATAAAACCAACCCGACTTGTTCACAACTATGACAATTACAATCAAAGAGGAGAACAAGGGTATACACCAGGAAACAAGTCTACGCATTAATGCACAAATAAATTCACTATTACAACAATCCGGTATCACCAACTACCAACCACAAAGCTTCACTAGTCTACCTACACTATTGAACATTCAAGCTCATTTACGCACACAAATGACTGACGAAGCTATGTCTAAAATTGAAGGCCTCGTAGCCCTATACGGCGCTCTTTCATCTACTAGCAACGCAACCGGATTCATTAGCGTTCTCACCCTATACGCTAAAACACATCATTCTAAATCTATTATTACGCAATTAACCACCATTGCCAAAGACTTATTTACAGATTTCACACCACAATCTTCTACAGATCGACCCCAATGGCTCGATGACATGACTAATGCCCTTCACAATTGGCGTTTGTTAACCAATTCACCTACATTTGGCAAGATCTCTAGAGTCCTATCACTTTTGGTCACACTCGGTGTAATCGATCGCGTTTCTTGCAATCTGGGCAATTTCGAACTGTTCGCAGTTGAAGCCCAAAACAAACAAGCTAATGCTTTTGATCTCGTCGATGCTCTTATCGACACTGTGGTTTTCTTCGCTGAAGGCGCGTACCAATGCTTTCAAAAAGGATCCCTTAAACCTTTATTATTCAATTCTTCATCCATTATCGAACTTGAAGAGCAATTCATCAGACTTACTACTCTGTGGGAATTTGCACGCAACGGAAATTTGCAACAATATGCCCAAACTGATGAAGCTCAATTTGACAAAGAACTCACCGATACCATTGAAAAATTATCTCATTTTTATAAAACCATGCCAAATGGTCCAGAAAAGAAAATTGTTCAACAAAAATGGGAAGTTCTTAGCAAAATGCAGAATGAATTTATCGCCACTCGTGTCACAGGTGGTTTACGCAAATCACCATTCGTTACCAAAATTTATGGAAATTCCGCCATGGGGAAATCCACTTTCGCTGACCTTACCATGGCAACTAGCCTCAAGGCTATGGGAGTTCCATCATCTCCTGAATATATCGTTACTTTGGATGAGAAAGACAAATACATGTCTTCTTATCGATCTTATATTACCGGTATTAAGATGGATGATTATGGAAATTCCAAAGCCACATTTTGGGAGACCGCTCCCTCTGACTGGATTATTAAGATCTGCAACAACATTCGTCAAGCTGCGATTATGGCTGACCTCGCTAATAAAGGCAAAGTCACCATTGATCCTCGTGCAATGACTATTACCACCAATGTTGAAGATTTACACGCAGGTATTACTTCTAATAATCCCATGTCAATATTGAGACGTTGTCATATCCATGTTGATCTGAAGGTTCGCCCTCAATTCTTGACAGATAACATGCTTGATTCACAGAAAGTACTTGATATCTGTGGCTCTCTGGATACCATTAATGATATCTGGCTTATTGACATCAAAAAGCCAGTTGGAGATGGTCCCGGAAAGCAAAATTTCAATTCCTGGGAAATTATTCATAAAGACATGAACATTTTTGACTACTTGGATTTTATTGCTGTGCATGCACAGAAGCACAATAAACAACAAACGTCAATTGTTGAATCTTTTAAAGACCCAGCATCATTGATTGATTTCTGTCCAGAATGCAACCACATTCAACAGAGATGCACCTGCGAAACCGAATATGAACCCCATTTTGGTGAACGCATCGCCACAACTCTCAAAACAAAATTGGATTCCAGTACTATTTCTTTCAAAAAATTCCAATTGGTCGCTGAGACCAGAATTGAGGATTTTACTGTCAAAGCACTTATTGATGGTTATTCCTGGTTTTGGAATTCACCCTATTCATCCTGGACATCTTATGTACCTGAATCTTGGATGGATAATGATTGGATTAAGATGGGCATCCTATATGCTGGCCAAGATTGGATAGGACAAGAAGTGCAGAGTTATGTATATAATTATTTTCTTATTACATTGATTCTTACTCTGTCCTCATCTATGGTTAGTTATTACTTTGGTTTCATCGTTTTCTGCACTGCATTATTGTATTTTTCTACATGCTATGCAGGAGTGATTGAAGCTAAAAAGAATGCTTACTTTACCGAAATCCAACAGAGACGTGGAGTTCTGCCTGAATTGTTTCAAAACGCACGAGACAAACACGTACAATATGCCTGCGGTGCTTTTGCATCTTTAGCCCTCATTTATGGTGTAGCGCAAACAGTTCGTGCCTTCCGTCAAACCCTCTCCATGCAGGGTTCATTACAACCTGCATCCATAGCTGAAATCCGAGAACGTGATACACAAATTAATCCATGGAAACAGACTGCGCCTGTTGAGGAAACATACAATAGTTATTTTGCTAATCCAAGCATGATTAACAATCGTATTTCCAAAGCATTTGGTCAGATTTTCATTGATAATAAATTTTGTGGAGCATTTGCAGTGGCTACCAATGTCATTGCTATCCCTTTTCACTTTTTACCTTCTGAGACTAAATTAGCTAAAATTGTTTTGGGAAAGCGTCCCATTAAGTTCTTACTCAATCCTGAACTTACTAAACGAGTTTCCGAATCTGATTTAGCGCTGATTTATGTGCCAAACACTGGACCGTTGAAAGATATGACTTCTTTCTTCAACAATGAATATATTACGCAACCTTTGCAAGCTACACTTTATGGCCTAGATTCTTCAGCCAAATCGTTTACTTCTAAGATTATGTGGCAATTCACTCCAGGAGTTAGTAATGGACCTCACGTTTTCAATGGTGCATACTACAATTTGACTGGCATGAATACTTTTGCCGGCATGTGTATGTCTCCCATTGTTTCCGATACTAACAGAAAAGGTATTTTAGGATTTCACATTGGCGGTGTTACAAACACTTCCAAAGGCTGTGGTATGGCCGTTTTAGCCACAGATCTCAAATTTGCCATGCATGCTTTATTCAAATTGAGTAAGACTTTTGTGCAAGGCCCCCAAGCTTCAGACATTGACGATGTTGTAGCTGGTAAGAAAATTTTAGTGAGCCCTGATGTTCACCGAAAATGTCCTTCCAATTACATTTCTGAAGAGTCCGCCGTTGAAGTTTACGGAACTGTTACACGCAGTAATCCATTTGATTCAGCAGTTATTTCTACCCCGATTTCTGAAATTGTAGAAGAAGTAACTGGTGTCAAAAATCAATGGGGACCTCCCAAATTTGTGGATCCTATTATCCGTGAAGAAGATGGACATACTGACTTACAACGTTGGAAACCCTGGTTTGCATCGTTAGATGTTTGTTCTCAACCTTCTAATGGATTTGATCCTGCACATGTGGAAGCTGCGATGGACGATTATTTGTTTGAATTGAAAGAATGCTTTGACAAACAGAAATCATTGTGGTCTGTAGATATGAAACCACTAAACAATGTGGAAATTGTATCTGGCAAGGATGGCGTTAGATTTATCGATAGTATGAATTCAAGCACTTCAATGGGATACCCAATTGGAGGACCCAAATCGAACTATTTGGTAGATCTGGAACCAACTGCCGAAAATGCTGCACCTCGCACCTTTACACCCGAAATCTGGGCTCTCGCTGCCGAACTTGAAGAGCGCGCAGATCAAGGTATATTCCTCAACCAAATATTTGGCTCTTCCCTTAAAGATGAACCCACAAAGCTCAGCAAGGAAAAAGTCCGAGTATTTCAAGCAGCACCCATCGCACTGCAAATATTGATCCGCAAGTATTATTTACCAGTAGCTAGATTCTTATCCGTGAATCCGCTATTGGCTGAATGCGCTGTAGGGATCAATAGTCATGGTCCCGAGTGGCATCAACTTAGTGAACATATGGCTAAATTTGGTGATGATCGCATCATTGCCGGAGATTACGCCAAATATGATCTTCGTATGCCCGAACAACTTACTTTGACCGCATTTGCAACCATGATTGAAATCGCTACTTGGAGTGGTAATTACACTGCTCAAGATATTAAAATCATGAAAGCAATTGCACACGATGTATGTTCGCCTCTCGTGGCCTACAACGGCACTTTGATCAGATTTATGGGCACCAATCCCTCTGGTCAAAATATGACTGTCTATATTAATAGTATTGTAAACTCACTATTGCATAGACTTGCCTTCTTCGACGCCTATTCTGATGAAGAATTGGACCACATTGGTTTCAATATTTTGGGATTAGGTCGACGTGCTACTTTTCGCGACCTTTGCGCTCTCGCAACTTATGGAGATGATGCAAAAGGTTCTGTGCGAGAAGGTTTCGACAAATTTAATCACGTATCCATGGCTAACTATCTTGCTGCCAATGATATTGTTTTTACTATGCCGGACAAAGAATCCGACCCGATTCCTTTTATGTCGAGATTTAAGGCAGATTTTCTAAAACGGAAGGATTTATTCAACCCTGACTTAGGCGTTTATGTTGGAGCATTGGATGAGAATAGTATTTTTAAATCTCTTCATTCCATCATTAAATCCAAAGTTGTTACTCCCATGTCCGTAAGCGCTATGAACTTAGATGGTGCATTACGGGAATGGTTTTATCATGGTCCAACCATTTATGAGAATCGTCGTGAACAGGTTTCCAAGATTGCCCTGAAAGCAAACTTAGCCGTTCCTGGTCTATTGTTATCTTATCAGGATCGCGTCGATGCTTGGCGCGAAAAGTATGAGACACAATCCGGAACAGTGGACATTTCCTCTGAGTCAGATTCCGTACTCGAGGAAATTGAGGAGGTATGTGCAGAATTGCAGGATATGTTAGGTCCTGATTCTGCAGAGGAAGAAAGTTCATTACCATATATTGATCTCGAAGAACGTGTAATTGAAGTTCTTGGCAAACCTACACTTAGAAATGCCATTATCTGCAATGCTACGTTTGGAGAAATTGATTTGTTATATGAAAATGAACAGACTATTTTATGTATTGAATGCAAAATCGTTAGAGATGGTCCCGCGTATCACACAAAACGCGCCACATCTCAAGCACGTAAATACGCTCGAGTATTCAAAACTCTTCGTCCAGACTGTACAGTGTACGGTCTTATATGTACTGAATTTGGTTTTACCATTGTTACATGTTTAGGAAAACCCAAATTCCCCAAAAAATTCGCTGCTCTATTAGATTCCGCTCCCATGGCTTCTTAATAGAAATGCAAACATCCGTCCGTCATGACTTAAAACTGTCTGGAGGTGCATAGCCCAGTGCCAACATTACCTAAATAGGAACCAAAGGGACGTGTAGTTCTGATTACAGATGTATGAATTAGGTTTAATATTTCCTAATCCGCAGACTGCTTTACTACATTATAAATGACGCGAACATGCGAGTGGTTTCTCAGCCACAGTGGTTAATAGCCCCACATCCAAAATATGAATAGGCAAGTACAATAATGCATGTACTTGACCCTTAAACAACAAATCGCATTACTAACACACAAATTTACTACACACCACAGAGTGGGGCACTCGGCACTATCCAGGAAGAAGGAGTTGCCGATCTCACCTCTCAAATCACAAACTTCCAAGAGCAAGACCCTGGCTGGACCACAACTATTGGTTCGGGCAGTGACGCTACTATGAACTTAAGTAGCACATCAGACGCATCATTGGGTTCTTTTCTCGGTCGTCCCACACGAATCGGAGAATACCAATGGGGTGTCGGTTTACCTCTTTTTGAAAAGTTCAATCCCTGGCAACTTTTCCTTGACGATCCACGAGTCGCTGAGAAGATTGCCAATTTCGAATTATACAGAAGCAAACTCCACGTTAAAATGGTTATCTCAGGCACTGGCTTTCATTACGGCCGTGCTCTCGTTTCTTATAATCCTCTATCAGGTTTTGATGAAGTTACTACAACCAGGAATTTCCTGAGCGTAGATCTCATCGGAGCATCCCAAAAACCGCATTTTTTCCTGAATCCCACAAATAATTCAGGAGGGCAATTAGATCTTCCATTCTTTTGGTCAAATAATTACTTATCTTTAAGTGATTTAGATCGACAGTATATGGGAGAGATGATAATTGATTCAATGGGTGATCTTCTCCATGCCAACGGAGGAAATGATCCAGTGACTATTACGGTTTACGCGTGGGCATCTGATGTGGTACTTACAATGCCAACATCACTTACCACTCTCACAGCCGCAGACTATACTCCCCAAGCCGGAAAACTTAATTCTGGCGATGAATATGGACAAGGAATAGTCTCGGGGCCAGCATCGGCCATAGCTCATGCAGCAGGACAATTATCCAATGTACCTGCAATAGCTCCATATGCACGAGCAACAGAAATGGTTGCCAAAGGTGTAGGATCCTTAGCAACGCATTGGGGATACTCGCGTCCACCCATCGTGACTGACATTGTACAGCAAAAGCCTACACCCACAGGTAATATGTCAAACACGGATGCAGCAGATGCAGTAATGAAATTGTCCCTAGATTCCAAGCAAGAATTAACTATTGATTCTAGAACAGTAGGATTAGATGGGGAAGATCAAATGGATATCTCTAGATTCGTTCAGAGAGAATCATATTTGACCTCCTTTCCTATGACTACAGTTCAATCACCTGATTCATTATTATGGAATTGTAGAGTAACTCCCAATCTCTTCGGAAAAGAAGGCGATGAACTTCATCCCACTCCTATGGCGATGATGGCCACAGTCTTCGAAAAATGGCAAGGATCTATCAAATACAGATTCCAAGCGGTTAAATCTAACTTCCACAAGGGTAAGATTTTGATCAGGTGGGATCCTAGAGCACATTCAGCAAATGTTCAGTACAATACTGTTTACAGTAGAGTTATTGATTTAGCGGAATGTGATGATTTTGAAATTGTCGTAGGATGGGGACAATCCAATCCTTTTTTAAGCTGTAGCGAAATGTCTACTGGCACTAATGTCTTTTCTAGTGCCTCTCGTTTCTCCAATGACACTATCAACAGATATAATGGTGTTCTTGAAGTGGCAGTTGTAAATACATTAGTTTCACCCGCACTCGATTCAGATATTAATTTCAATGTATATGTTTCGGCTTGCGAGGACATGAAATTTGGAGAACCTTCTCCGGATAAAATGAAGAAATTTAATTTATGGCCTACACCTGTCTCCTATGTACCACAGTCAGGAATCGTAGACGCAACAGCAATGGCTGGAACTTCTGAAGGACAAACAGATGTACCAACAAACCCAGATCCCATCACTCCTATTGCAGCAACATCAGCAATAGCGGATCAAACTATGAATGTATTTTTTGGAGAATCACCTAAATCCATACGCGAATTGAATCGTAGGTACGTCCTACACAGAACAGACGCGCGTTCATATAATAACGGTTTTACTAGCCAAATCCTAACCATCAGGGACAAGGGATTGGGTCTTTGGCCCGGTTTCGATCCCAATGGTGTCGATACTGAAGGAACAGCACCATGCAACATTACCATTCCGACCTACGCTCAGTGGTTTATGCCCTGTTACGCAGCTTGGAGAGGAGCTTCCAGAACAAAATATTTATTTGGAGGCAATGTGGACAATAATCCTACTGTAACTCGAATTGGATACTCGAATCAAGCTAGATATTCTGAAAGCGATTCGAATTGGGTTACACAAGAACAAGCCACGAAACGGCTTACTTATGCCAACGGTGCCTTAACCGCTGGCGGTGCAGCCACTACTAATATTGGAATAAATGATACTATTGAAGTTGATATTCCCTATTACAATGGCAATCGTTTTACTTCAGCCAGATTACCGTCAAGTAATTTTTCGAATGGTGCTCACTCAGCACAAGTTCAATTGACGATGTTTGGTTCGAATGAAACAACACCAGAACAGGAACATGTGACGGCTTATATTAAGTCGTGGAAGTCAGTAGGAGAAGACTTCACACTATTCTTTTTCACGGGATGTCCGATTTTATACAAAAATGAGATCGCTATTCCTGAATAAAGGGGCGCCTTTTATTTATACGCAATTAAAGAGTTTTTGGTACTCTAAAAACCAGAAAAAAGGACCTAATCTGAGGCCCTCATAAAATTCAGATTATTACCCAAGCAGTGGCCTGCTTGGGCGGCATACTTTTATAGTATGTCGTTGTCGGAGGGAAACACCCCTAACAGCAAGTTAATAAATATATTATTATCATTAGTTTTTGCACTGTTAGGGGTCTTGCCTCTTTCAGATTTTTCTAATGGTCATTATTTATTAATCTTGCACCGACAGATTTTTGTGAAGGTGATATGAAACTAATCATATCAAATAACCTGAACTTACTATCTCGGTCATTTACGCA